TCAGTCCTGGCTTGCCTTACGCCGACGGGCCAGGCGCAGCAATGGGTAATGCACCAGCACGACATAGCTGAAGACGAACGCGAATTCGAGCGCAAGCAACATCATGCTGGCAAAAAAGGGATACAAACCAGGGTGACTGCCCACCCAGCGAAACTTCGCACGATGGTGGGCGAAATCTGTGTAGCCGAAGTAGTTCTGGGCAAGTAGCACCCCAACCACCCCCCCCCAACCGACATGGAAAAATAACTGGCGGCGCAATGACAGCACCGGCAGTAGCTCCAAGGGACGTAGATGATGGCGGCATACCAGCAGCGCCAGGCCGATTGAACACAACGGTGCGGCGATCGCTACATAGTTGGCGACCGCCTTGGACATCAGCGCAAAATTGGACGACCAGACACCCACCTGCCCCAGCAGATGCTGGTCAAGCAGGCGATCCAAGACCAAGGCTTGCTCCTGACTCAGCGTCGGCACCCAACAGGCTAGCAGGAACACCGGCACCAGACTCGAGACCGTGATCAGATACAACGGCCAGTGACTGGCCGTGTGTTTCGCATTCAACGTCACAACTCCTTGCACAGACAGGTTGCGAGGCACCGAGAGCAACATTGTGCGCTCTCGGTGCAAAGGTATCAGGGTGCTACTACGCCCGTGACCCACTGATTGATCTGGTCGACCTTCTCGGTATCGAAGTATGAGCTGGCAGCCCCGATGAAGACGGCCGCCAAAACGGTTCCCGCCACTGCGCCAGCGGGGACGGAAACCAGAAAGCCCAGGGCAATGCCAGCCATGGCGCCCGCCAGACTGCCCGCCACCTTGCCGACGACAGCACTTTCCAGTTCCAGAAGAAAGGGTTTCCAGTCACCGGTCTTGAAACCGCTCACTGCCGAGTCAACCAGCCCGGCAGCCTGAATGACGCCACCGGTCACACCGAAGGCCTTGCCCAAACGCAGCATGTTATCGCCAAGCGTGGCCTTGTCCAGCGCCTCAAGTGCCTGGGCAACCGCCACCGAGTCCTTGGCGTTCAGCCGCAAGCCGGGGTTTTGCGACAGCTTTTCGAAGGCCTTCAAGGCCTCCTGGTAGCTGCCTATGCGCTTGCCCGCGATGCCCTTCTGCATGTCGTTGGCGGCCTGCGCCACCTGGTTGCCAAAGCGATTGGCGATTTCCTTGCCAGTATCACTGGCGTAGGTGGCCGCTTCCTTGTAGGACTCTTTCTCCAGCGCATCGCGGCGCGCCTTCTCCAGGGCATCGAGCTTTTCGCGCAACTGCTCCTGCGCCTTCAAGTCGACATACAAGGCCAGGGCTGCGGTATAAAGCGAAAGCTCGACATCCAGTGCCGCCGGCACATCGTAATCGTCCAGCTTGCGCAGTTCGTCGATCACTTCCTTGATGCTGCGGTCATCGAAACGACCGCCCTGCTCCGTGGCCAGTCGCCCACGGTTGAATGCGATCTGCTGGTCGCGAGTAGCCATCATCGACTTGATGATCCCAATGGAGCGCTCGGCTTTCTTCGAGTCCGGCAGCGCCGCAGTGCTACCCGCGGCGGCTTCGGCCGCAGCCAACTCGGCATTGAGGCTGGCCGGCAGGTTGCGCTCCTTTCTGAGGTAGCTGTCACTCAGTTCATTACGCATCTCGACGATCTGATAGGGCAACATGCCCCACATATCGACGCCCAGGTCATAGTAGGCATCCGGGCTTGGCCAACCCTGCCCCTCCAGCACCGCTTCAAGCACTGTGCCGTTCATCAGCGCGGCAACGTTGAGTGCATGGTGGGAGGGTTCACCATTGACACCCAAAGGGATAGTGATGCCTCCCGTTGAACTTCCACCGCGTCCCCCTCCACCTGAGGAACCCGAAGGGGGAATGCCACGGTCCACGATGATGTTCTTTTCGCCCATTCTCTACTCCTTGAATGGGCTTGCTTGAAAAATGGCCGGCCCCACGAAAGTGAGGCCGGCCATGGAAAAAAGATAAGAAATGCAGATCAGTGCGACAGTGCACGCACATAAGCCTGGCACGCCCGCAGGGCGATCAGTCCACGGTCGCCGTCGTCGGTGATGGCGACAATTCGTCGAGCATGCGCCGGGTCAAGTCGGGCGCGTACGGGGCCATGATCCACGCCGCTGGTGCCGGCGGCGGCAGGCACTGGGGCACAGGCGGTGTCGCGCTCGACCAGGACCGACAGGCGCAGATCGGCAGTAGCAAGGCGGTCACGCAGGCGAGCCTGAGTCTGTTGGGCATCGGTCAGCTCCTGGAAATGCTTCGTTTCACTATCGTGCAGGCGTTGTTCGAGGTCCTGGCGCTGATCGCGTTCGGCGAGCAGCAGGCCGTGCAGCGCCTCGGCCTGGTCAAGGCGCTGCTGCACCAGCGCCTGTTCCTGCTCGGCCAGCTGACGTCCGAGGCGCCAGCCCTGCAGCTGCCAGGCCAGTGCCGCGGACAACGCCATCAGCCCGAAGCACAGCGCCAGTTGCAGGCGGCTCAGCACAGCACCTCCCGCGCCCGCGCCCACAGTTCGAGGCGTTCCGACAAGCCGTTCAGGCCGCCGTTGATGTGCCGGGTGATGCGGTTGAACTCACCCTGGTCAGCCAGGGCGTTGAGCCCGCGCGAGTGCCAGAACCAGGCCGCCGATTCGCAGGCCCAGCGCGGCTGCTCGAGCATCTGCGGTTGCGCCAGCAGGCGTTCGTCGCCGAACAGCGCGCGGCTGCAGGCCTGGTAGTTGTTGCGCCCGGTCACCTGGATCAGGCCACGACCGCAATAGCGCTGGCCATCGCCGTCGGCTTCGGGGGTGTTGCCCAGACGCAGGGCCAGGCTGCCAGTGTCGTAGCGGGCCAGGTAGCGATCGCTGCCCAGTTCCTTGACGTAGCGCAGCTGGCCGGACTCATGGCCGACCTGGGCCAGGAACGCGGCAATGCGCTTGGGGTGGTCGATTTCCCAGTTGGCCATGGCCGTGTTCAGCGCCGGCAGGAAGGTGGCGACGCGTTGGCCGGCGAGCGGGTAGATCTGCTTGAGTTGCTGTTCAGTGAGCGGCATCGGTGCATTCTCCATTGCGGTCTGATCGAAAGGCGGCCGGTGCCGCCTGTGGCTCGCTCATGGGCGATGGCTCGAAGCGCGTGGCTTTCACAGGATTCAAGGTATGGCGAGCGCCGCACCTGATCTGGAGCTCGGAAACAGGGTGATGCGGCCGGCTGACAGCGACTATAGGGAGCGCCACCGCCGGCAGGCATCGGGAAACCCTCACCGCCCTGTCTCAGGCCTTGAGCGAACCCGCCCGCCGAGGCGCGGACCCCTTGGCCTTGGCCTTGCCCTGGCGGCCGCCGTTGCACTGCACGGTGGTGCGCCAGCCGCTGCTGGTGAACACCTGCTCGACCGACTCAATCAGGTAGTGCCCATCGAGCCCGGCCAGGAAGCCCTGGACATCGATGGCGCGCTCGGCGAACAGGTCGGTGCGCCCGGGCATGTCCAGGCGCACGCTGGCGGTGTCGCGGTTGAAGCTGGCCAGGCGGGCGCGGGCGGCCTGTTCCGCCGCCGCGCGGTTGGGGTACAGGTGGCGGTCGGTGTAGACCGGCTGCAGGCCGTCCGGCGCATCGCCATTGTCCAGTTCCACCGCCTGCAGGCGCCCGCTGGCGCTGTCGTGGTGACGGGTCCTGACAGCCTTGTGGGTACTCTTGTCGGCCAGGCGGAATTGCCACTGGCTGACCTCGTTGCGGGCAATGCCGACCACGCCCAGGGGCTTGCCGCTGGCACTCTGACCGCCCTGGCGCGGCAGCACCATCAACTGACCGTTGGCGAGCTTGGCGGTGCAGTCGTGCAGGCGCGCCAGGCGGGTGATGAAGTTGAAGTCCGACTCGCTGTACTGGTCGACCCGCGGCACCTGCACGGCCACCGGACACACCGCCTGCCAGCCATTGCGGGCGCCGATCTCGGCGACGATGCGCTGCAGCGTCGCATTCTCCCAGCTGCCGCTGCGAATGGTCTTGCCGCTACCGCGCAGGTCGCTCGCCTTGCCGCGGATCACCAGGGTGTCCGGCGGCCCGGACAGCTCGACCTCGTCCACGGTGTAGCGGCCCAGGCCGTTCAATGGCTGACCGGCGTAACCCAGGTGCACTTCGAGCATTGCGCCCCTGGCTGGCAAGGCCAGGGCGCCGTCCCGCGCATCGAGGCGCAGTTCGAACTCGTCGGACTCCAGGCCCGGCTTGTCGGTGGTGCGCAGCAGCAGCAAACGGTCGTTGATCAGGGTGGTGATATCGTTGCCATCGGCGGTGATACGAAATTGGGGTTGCACGATTGAGGCTCCAGATCAGTCCCACAGTTGCACGGTATCGCTCGTCGTCATCGGCAGTTCCGGCAACAGGATCCTCACCCCGGCGCGAAACGGCTGCGCCTCGTCCGCCAGCCCCTGGTTGGCATCCAGCACGGCCTCGACCGTGCCGGCCAAGTGGCCGTAATAGTGCTGGCAGAGGGTATCGAGCAGATCGCCCTCAGACGTTGTGCAGGTCTTGGCCATAGCTCACGAACTCCAGTGAAAACCCTTGTTTGCGCGGAATGCCGCCGGCCAGCAGGACGCTCTGCTCCTCCTCGATGCTGGTCAGGCACCAGGTGCCGAGTACCTCGCCGTAACCGGTGGTCAATGACAGCGGCAGCAGTTGGCGGCCGATGCTGCGCAGCGTCTGCAACTGGCCGAGGCCGCCCTTGAACCCGGGGAAGATCGCGCCCCGGATGTTGATGCTCTCCTCGCCCAGGCTGACCGCCTGCTGGGCGCTCGCGCGGCTCAGGCGCTCCTGCCCGGCCCAGCGAAAGCGCGTCTGCCGGCGCAGCTGGTCGAAGGCGGCGGTATCGAGGTTGAAGTAGTACGGCGCCGCCCCCGCCTTGAGCGGTTGCAGCACCAGCAAGTGCGGGAACGGCTTGACCGCTTCGGCGGCCGGCGTCGCCTCGGGCGCGAAACCCAGCGTCGACAGCACGCCATTGACGGTCGAGCGCACCTCCCCCACCACACGGCGAATCGCCGCACCGGCCTTGGCGGCATGGGCGGCGAAGCCGTCGATGCGATCACGCACCTGACGCACCACCGCCACCGCCTGGTCGTACTTGGCCACCACCTTGGCAACCCGGGCCTGGGCGTTGGTGATTGCGCGCATGGTGCGCTGCAGCTTGGCCCCGATGATCGGGCCGACCACCGGCAAGGCTTCCAGCTCACCCACCGCGCCCTGTATATGGACGATCGCGTCGTTCATCGGATCGAGCATGGCGTCGGCACGCCGACGCCCTGCCTCTCCCGCCTTGACCAGGGCGTGCAGCGTGGCTTGCAGCTGCTCCAGATAGGTCATGGATCCTCCTTAAAGTGCGATATGTGGGGTGTCGACCAACTGCGCGGAACGGGCCTGGCGCATGAGTTCCTCGAGCTGGCGACGGGCGATGGCCTCCAGTTGCGCAAGCGTGCCTGGGTCGTCGAGGCTATTGGTGACACTGACGGGCATGTTCGAGGTGAACGTGAACTGCTGGTTGTAGACGGGTGCCGGCGGTGTGGCCGCAGGTGTCGATGTAACGGCGGGCGGCCCCTGTGCAGGTGTCGCCTGACTGCTTATCGAGCGCACCACATCACCGGGTACGGCCTTCTGTTCGAGCGTGTCCTTGGGCGCAGCGGACGTAGCCCCGCCGGCCTTGGCTGCAGCATCCCCTTTGACCGGCTGATCCTTGCCGCCAAACCAGGTCTTGCCCAACCAACCGCCGAGCTGATCGCCCACCATCCCACCCAGTGCGGCACCGAAGGTGGTGCCGAGCACCGGCACGACAGAGCCGATGGCCCCGCCGACCAGCGTCCCGACCAACCCACCGACGGCACTGCCGTAGCCTTCGGCTTTCTCGCCATCGGGCTTGTCGCTGGTGAAGGTTTCCAGCCCTTGCCGAGTCGCTTTCAGCACCGCAGGCTTGGCCAGGACCTTCATCGCCGCGCCAACGCCCCTGGGTTCCGGTGCTGAGGCTGAATCGGGTGTAGGTTGAGCCGTTTGGGAAGCTTGCGCGCCCTCCTTGGCAGGTTCGCTTGCCGCGGCAATCTTGTTGCTTGCGGACTTCGCGCCCTCCGGATCACCCTCGGCAGCAGGCGTTGCGGATGACTCCACGTTTGCGGCGGCCGGTTTGGCAACCTCCTTGTCACCACCGAACCAGGTTTTACCGACCCAGCCACCGACCGCCTCACCCACCATGCCGCCGACCGTGGAGCCGACGACAGTTCCCAGGCCCGGCACGACCGAGCCCAAGGCACCACCAACCAGCGTGCCGACCAAACCACCTACAGCATTGCCGTAGCCTTCGGCCTTCTCGCTATCGGACTTGTCACCGGTGAATGTCTCAAGGCCTTTACCCACGGCGCCAAGCACCGCTGGCTTGCCGAGCGATTTAACGGCACCGCCCATCTTGGCGAGCATTCCCTTGGGAGCGTCGGCTGCCGCTGAGGAAGGCGTGGCTGGCGTTGAAGCGGGTGCTGCTGGTGGCTTATCCGCCACGGCCTTCAGCAAACCGCTAGCGGGTGCTTGCATGGGTGCAGCTACCAGAGGGACCTGTGCACCAGACCCGGTTGCATCACCCAGAGCCAGCAGGCGTTGGCCCGCAAGTGTAGCGCCGGCCCCGAGCTCGCCAAAGGCGCTGCCCAAGGCCAGTAGCGTGCCTGCGTCAACCTGTGCCTCGAACAGGCTGACCGAGGGCCCGGCCAACTGGAGCGACGATGCAGTCGTGGCAGAATTATCCGCAGACGCCTCGGGCTTGCTGCCCTTGTCGTCACTGCTGTCGGTGAAGAAGTCGTACAGCCCCTCGCCAGCGCGACCGCCAAGCTTCTCGCCCAGGTAGGCACCAAACAGGCTGCCGTACTCCTCACCACGCTTGCCGCCGCTCGCACCGCCCTTCGCCGCCCCAAGGGCCGCGCCAAGGAGGTTGCCGGCCAGCTCGCCGATGGCAGCACCGACACCCTTGGACTTCGCCCGGCCATCCTCACCGGTCACCATTGCCTCGGTGCCCTTCAGCAGCGCTGTAACAGCGCCCATCTCGGTCTTGCTATTGACCGCCTTGACGGCCCGCTGCCGCTCTTCAGGAGACAGACGGCGACTGGCCTTGTATGCCGCAACCCCCCCCGCGGCAAGCCCACCCAGGCTTGCCATGACGATTCTGGTTTTCTCGCCGGCACTACGGGGTGTGGATGTGGTTTTGGCCGGTGTCGTCGGCTTGACCGGCGTCCCAGCCGTTGTCTTGCCGTTCGCCGCCGGCAGCAGCAAGGGTGGGTGCCAGACGCTGCGAGGGGGCAACGGTTTGAGTCGCGGCAACCCCGCGATCACCTGTCCGAGGCGAACGTAAGCCTGCTGCAGATCAGCGACACGATCGCCTTCATCGCGCAAGTGCTCGACCTGCGTGTAATGACTTCCTGCCTGTTCACCGGCCAGCCTCCTGCCGACCTGCCCCACCTTGTTCAGCTCCAACCCCAGACGGATCACCTCTGCGATGAGGCGTCCCAGGCGGGTGCCATCCGCCTCCATGCGCAAGTGTCCGATGCGCTGACGGAGCTTATCGAACGCGGCGCCCAACGGCCTGTCGGCGCTGACGCCGAGCCCGAGGGTGAACACCTGTGTGTTCGCCATGGGTTCCTCCTTGTCATTCCGCCAACCACCAGACCATGTCGCTGTACGACATGGTCATGATTTCGCTGGCGGAAAAGTTCAGCTCCTTGGCCAGCCGCCTGGCGGCGGCCTTCTGCCGGGCAGGGTCAAACCTCGTCGTCCTGCACCAGGCGAAAATAGCCAGTCTGCAGGCGGCTGTAGTCCTTCAGGGCCAGGCCCTCGAGGTCCTTGACGCCAACTTCGGCGAGCGAGGCGAACAGGTTCAGTTCGCGCTGCTCGTCATCGCCCGCGCCACCGGTCTGGGCATTGCGGATGTCGCGCACGGTCGGTGCGCGCAACGACAGGCTGTCAACCTGCACGCCGTTGGCCTCGCTGGGGCGCGACAGGCGCACGGTCACGCGCTCGGCGTCGACGGTCAGCCATTGCGGCAGTTTTTTCGCTTGAGCCATCGAGCGTTCTCCTTAAAGACCCAGGGCGGCGCGCTGGGCGGCCAGTTGGTCGACGCCGTCGATCACCCGCTTCATGCCCAGGGCGTCGATTTCGTAGACCAGGCGGCCATCGACTTCGAGCTTGTAGTAGGTGACGGCGACGCTGTGCTTGATCTCGGCCTTGTCGCCGGACTTCCAGTCCCCCATGTCGATCTCTTTCAGCGAGCCGCGCAGGGTGACGATGACCGGGTTGATCTTGCCCTTCAGGCCCTTGAAGGCGCCGCGGAAGGTGCCGTTGAAGGCGGTGCCGTCGGCCAGGCCGAAGAACTTCAGCGACTCGCGGCGCACGCCGGTGGTGGTGAAGGCGGCTTCCTGCTTCTCCATGCCCTGGTCCATCTCGACCGGCATGTCCATGCCGCCGGGGCGGTGCTCTTCCATCTTCAGGGTGAGCTTGGGCAGGGTCAGGCTGGGCACGTCGCCCTGGAAGCTGACGCCATCGACGAACAGGTTCAGGTTGGCCAGTGTTTCGGGAATCATTGCCATGTGGATGCGCTCCTTAAGCGGCGGAATCGAGGACTTCGGTCAGCCACTGGTTGGTGACTTCGACGCGGAAATTGGGGTTTTCGGCAGGCGGCACATCGGTGAAGCGGATGTTCCAGTACACCTTGCCCTGCTCCAGTTGGCTGGCGGTGTTCAGTTCCGGATCGGCGAAGACCTCGAAGTTGATGATCGCGCCCTGGTTCTTCAGGTCGCGCATGAAGGCCTGCAGGCCTTCGGTGACGTCCTTGACGTAGGTGGCGGTGATGGAGCGGTCGACGGCCCACTTGTGGCCGTAGAGGATCGCGTCCATGACGATGTCCATGGTCCGCACGCGGGTGACGAAGGCCCATTTCGGGTCGCTCGACAGGGTGCGGTTGCCCCACAGGCGGAAGCCGTCGTCGCGGATGATGGTGGCGATGTTGGCGTTGTTCAGCAGGTTGGCGCGGCAGGTGTCGTCGCCGTCGAGGAACTCCACGGCGCGGGTGGTGCCGGTGATGCCGACGAACTCCTTGTTCGAAGGCGAAGCCCAGAAGCCGTACTCGCGGTCGGTGTAGGCGAACAGGCCGGCGACCCAGGCCGAACCCGGCGCGTCGACGGTGGCCTCTTCGGCGTTGTCCCAGTAGCGCACGCCCGGATCGACCAGGAAGGCGCGCTTGGCGCCGAAGTTCTTGGCGTAGGCGATGGCCGCTTCATCGGTGGTGTTGGGGCCGTCGATGATGGCGATGGCGCGCAGCTTGTCGGCCAGGGCCACCAGGGCGGTGCCAACGGCCTGGGTGGCGCTGTGCTTGGGGGTGACCAGCAGGCGTGGCTGGGCGTTGAAACGGCTCTTGCCGTCGAGCAGCGCCTGCAGGCCGGTACGCTTGCCGTCGGCCAGCACGTTGCCGATGATCGCCGAAGTCTGCTCGGCGGCGTCTTCGAGCTTGGCCACGCCGCAAGCGACGATGACCGCCTTGGCGCGGCTGTAGATGGCGCGGCAGGCCTTGGTAATCGCCGCGTCCTGGCCGAACGCCGCGACCGCTTCGCGCTCGCTGGTGATCAGGATCAGGTCATTGGCCTTGGCGGTGACGCCCGGGCCTTCGGTGAAGGTGTCGACCAGGCCGATGATCGAGGACGACGGCAGCGCGATGCTGCGGGCGCCGGTGTCGACGTTGGTCACGGTGACGCCGTGGAAGAATCCACTCATGTAGGTTTACTCCAGGTTCTGGTATGAAAAGGCCCCGCAGATGCGGGGCCTAGAAACTTTTGTCTCAGATGTAGCAGGGGCGAGAAGTCAAAAAGGAGTCACAACAGGAAATTTTTCATACGCCAGGAGAGGAAAGTAACAGACTCTCAAACGACTCCAGCATCGCATTGGCCTTGTCGATATTCTTGACTATGCCCTCATAACGTTCCTGACACTCTTGTCCCTGCAGAGATATCAACTCATGCTTTTGTAGACGGCAACCTGCCAAGGTTTCCAAGGCTTCCTCACGCTGCTTGGACTTCTCTATAATCAAAGTCGCAGCGCTTTCATGGCTAATACTTGCCGTTTCGGCATAGCGCGTAATCCAACTGCCTGGATCGCCTTGGAACCCTGCGCGCTGAAATGCTTTTGCTGCTTTTTCACGTGCAGTATATTCGGGTTCAAACCGCACCCACGACATATACGAGACGGCGACCTTATCATCAATAAGGCGTGCAAGTTCAGCCGCACTTGGCCATTTCCCCAAACCTTCGACAAGCCGTGGAGGATATTCGGAAAAGTCAATGAATTTACCTTCGCCCTGCCCGATCAACAGTGCCTGATGATATTCATCAGAAATTTCTTTGGCATCTGCTGGCATGGAAAGGGAAAGCTCGTCGCTAAAGAAGCAACGATTTTCGGCACTGGCAAAAATAGTCATAGTAAGCAACCATCAAGAAAGTGAATTCACACCCACTCAATAACCAAGAGCACGCCAGAAAATCGAGCGCGAATTACCAACATAGTTATCGATGAAAATCTGCCCATCGAATCCAGTCAGCGTCGGACGGGCGTGGCTGATTTCCTGGCGAGATAGGCGATAAGTGGAGTGCCAGTCATAATCTTCTATAGCAACACCTGTGGTGACAACCAAACTCACGCAGGCAGTAGGATATGCGACTGGAAAAACCGTATCGATTGGCAATGTACTTGCACCGGTCTCCAAGAATCGATAGCCCCATTGTTCGATCAATCCGTTAGGCATGCGATAGTAACCGGTAGTGCCTACTGATTTAGTCCACGGTTGGCGCAAGTGTTCAACACCGGTTCCAGACATTAACCAACCTTGGGCTGGAAGCAACGTCAGCTCGACGTATGTATCTGGAGGAATGATGCGAGTCTGCGCCGTCCATCCTCCCATCATGGTTTCCTGGATGAGGTCTTTCCCCTGCGGAGATATGGAGAGTGGCTGGCTGCTCCAGTTGTACACCCTGATAACTGAACCAGTAGTAGCACCTGTCACTGAAGAGTCCGGGACTTGATACCCCTGGCGTCCCGGCCCCCAAAAGAGGACTACCCCACCAATATGAACAATATCGCCCGAAATTACGCTGGTACCGTTGAATGCCCAGAAACCGCTATATTGGTGACCGCGGGCCTGGACGAAATCAGTAGTCGCCAACCGTTTGTTGGCACTAAAACGTGGTGGCGCTGGAGCCGTCGGCTCACCCGTAAATGCAGGATTACTGATCGGTGCCTTCAAGGAAAACGCGTCATCGATCTGAGCGATTGTATATACGTCAATCAACCCGTAATCCGACACTGTCTTAGGGTTGGTAGCCGCTATGACTCGCCCGTACTTGTCGACAGACACACTTCGATAGGTTCCCTCCTGCACGCCACTGCGACCGAAAGCCATCTCGTAGCGCTGTGGCGACAACCCTAAAGTGATCGGCCCATCGCCGATTAATTCCCAGGCACTGCCAGCATTAACTACCCCACGCTCAACCAGAACCAATAGTCCAGGCGTAACCTTCGAGTCAACATTCGCATCAGCCGAACGTTGCCACGCTCCTCCTGCAGCCAAGTACAGCCCATTGTCCTTGGCTGCCGCTTGGTTCTTCACCAAAACGCGAGCACCTGCCTGCACTGATACACCATCGATCGTTTGCAAGCCGCTGAGGGTGATAGCGGCCGTTGTAGCCACCTGCACCGAATGCTTGAAATCCTGCCGCGCCAGTTCCTCGGTGACCCACTCACGAGTGGCCAGGACCACCGCCGGATCGATCTTCAGTTGCACGTTACTGGCACTGCTGACGATCAGGTTCATGCGCACCACCTGGGTGCGCCCCGAGCCCTGGCTGAGCAACGGTTTGTAGGTCGGCGCGCAGTTGGCCACGGCGACCATGTCGCCATCGGCGTCGTACAGCGCGATCTCGCGGATCCACTTGCCGCCGACATCCGCCGGGATGACCTGCTCGGCGACGATGATCGCGCTGTTCTTGTCGTCCACCTTCAACTGGTTCAGCGGCGCCCGGCGCCATTCGTTGATCAGGCTGGTCTGGGTGGCGTTAGGGGTGGGGTCGGTGCCGTTGGCATCGCCCACGCCCATCTGGGTAATTTTCCACGGGATGCCCAAGGCATCCGCGTTGGCCTGTTTCGCCGCGCCCACGTTGGTGAGGATGGCGTAGAACTGGGAATTCTGGTCAACCATGTGCAATGTCCAAGGTATCGATTGTGTGTTCCCGGCCGCCGCGACCAATGGCGCCACTGACGATCAGGTCAGGAGGTGCCGGCGGGTAGACGTCGAGTTCGTCGCCGTCCTGCAGCGCGCAGCCGAAATAGAGACCGCCACGGCTTTCGAGACTGATCGCCAGACCAGTCATGTGGCGGCTGACCGGCCGGGCGTCGTCGATCAGCGACGACAGTTCGTTGTAGGTTTCCTCGCTGATGCCGGTGTCGGTCACCCCGACCTTCAGGGCAAAGGTCCCCGGTACGCCGGCAGGCTGGGTCTGCCACCATTCCTGCACCTCGATGAGGTAGCCGAATGGCTCGACCACCCGCCGGAGAGCGCCGAGGGTGCCCTTGTGGGCATGGACGAAGAACGCCGAGCGGATCACCGAGCGCTTGATCGCCTCGCTCCAGCTGTCGTCCCAGCGGTCCACCGACCAGGCCCAGGCCAGCTGGTAGAGCAGGTGCGCCGGGCAGGTTTCGGGGTTGTAGAGGGTGCGCAACGTGACCTTGAGGTCCTCGTCGGCCGCCACCTCGATGGCCCGCTCCAGCGGCGTGCGGTTGAGCGGCAGAAGGCTCTGCATGTCAGCCTCCCCGTCGCAGTTCGATGCCGGTGCACCAGGCCGCCTGGGCCTTGCTCGGGCGAATGTCGCTCCAACCGACCAGCTCGACACGGCTCACGCCATCGATGTGCAACTGTGCGTCGATCCCGGAACGGGCAACCTCGACGCCGAGGCGTCGACGTGGATTGACCCAAGCCTGGAGCCGGCGCCGGCACTCGCTGAGGATCGCCTCGAACTCAGGGCCGTTGTCAGCCATGTGCAGCACCGCCTCGACGCGGTACGGCAACACCTCGGCGCTACGCACATTGACCCGGTCGGCGACCGGGCGGATATCGTCGTCGTTGAGGTAGGCGCTTACCTGCGCCAGCAGCTCGGGGCTGGCCACGCCGTCGTTGTCCAGGCTCAGCACAGTAACGTCCACCACCGCCGGCGACGGGCTTTCGGCGGTCGCGTCGGCGACCCGCCCCGAAGCGTTGCGGGCATGGAGGATGTAGCTGTTGCGCGGGCCGGCGGTGGTCAGGCCTTCGTAGACCAGTTGCACCCGCTCGCGCAGGGCATCGTCGGATTCGAGCACGGCCTCGGTCGGTGGAATCGTGCCCGGGTCCGCCGCCTGGATCACCAGCCGTTGCAGGCTGACGTTGGCCGCCAGCTGATCCAGATCGCTGCCCTGGGCATAGGCCAGTAGCAGCGCCTTGGCCGCGTCATTGATCCGTGCTCGGTTGAGCAGTTTGCGGTACGCGCCGACTTCGAGCAGCTTGGTCACCGGGTCGCTTTCCAGGTTGGCGGTCCAGTCGTCGCCCAGCTGGGCGCGGAAGCTGGCCAGGTCTTCCTGGTACAGCGCCTCGAAATCGAGGTCTTCGAGCAGTTGCGGAGCGGGCAGTCTCGACAGGTCGACCTGGCTCATACCGTCACCTCCACCAGGGCGTCATCCCCCAGGTAACGACCGCTCAAGGCCAGGCTGACCTGGCCATCGAGTACCGCGACGACCTTGACCCGCTCCAGCTTCAGCCGCGGCTCCCAGCGCCCCAGGGCCCTGGCCACCTCGGCCTGCACCGCACTCTTCCAGCCTTCGTTGACCGGCAGGTCGACGTAACGGCGCAGCTGGCTGCCGTACTCCGGACGCATACGCCGGCTGCCCAACGGCGTGGTGAGAATGTCCTCGATGGATTGACGCAGGTGGGCCACGCCCGACAGGGGCTGGCCGGTGCGGCGGTCCATGCCGATCATGGGGCACCTCCTGGAATTGAGGCTCCAGGTAGCCTGTTCGGATAGCGCATGGTTATCACCTGGCAGGCAGGAAAGGGTTGCCCGGACAAGCCGGGCAGCCGTTTCAGGAGACGAAGTCGTAGGTCAGGGCGATGGCCGCCGTGGCGTTGTTGGCGACGGTCCACAGGCCGTAGCCCGCCGGGATGAACAGCGGATAAGGCAGGGTGTACTGCGAATCGATGCCGCCGTTGATCCCGCCCATGATGGCGTGGACGCTCATGTCGCCGAGGTAGGCCGGCGCCTTCGGGCCGGTGTACAGGTTGAGGATGCCGCCGCCGGTGCACAGGGTCGCGGTGCGCAGGTACACGCCATCCTTGTTGTCCGCGGCGCTGAAGACCTGGCTGACGGCGGTTGGGTGGGCGTTGAAGAAATGCTTGCCGACTTTTACTGCTTCCATGTTGCTTAACCTTTTGAGTCGAAATGATGGGGCGCGGCACATGCCGCGCTCATGTCGCTCAATGGCGATCTTGCTGGGCTCAAGGCCTTAGGCTCTGTACGAAATGTATCTGCACTCGCCCATACTGCGTTGAAACGGGGCTCGGAATGCTCATGTACTCCAGTACACTCCGCTTCCTCCCCCCGTTCAGCCTTGTCTGGCCTTCGCGCAGACACATTTCGTACAGGCCTTGGTTCAGTGCTTGTGATTGGCGGTGTTGCCGGCTGTGTCGATGATCCGGCCACCGCCGTTGATGTCGCCGCTGACCGTCAGCGGGCCGTTGATGGCAACCTTGCCGGTCAGGGTGATCGACGCGGCGTCGAGGGTGATGGCGTTGTCGCTGACCACCAGCGTGCTGGCGCCGACCTTGACCGTGGCCTGGCCGCTGGGCAGCTGGATGTCATAGCGTCTGGCCTGCCAGTCGTAGACCAGCGAGCCGCCATCGTCGAAGCGCCAGACCTCGACATGGTCGCGGTTGTCCGGCGCCGTCCCGGCATTGCCGTACAACCCCGGGACGAAGGTGCCCAAAGCCGGTTCGCCGCTGGGGCTGAACAACACGCCCTGCTCGTCCAGGCTCGGTACCCGCCAGTGGCGGGCCTTGCCGGCAGCCTGGGCATGCCAGCGCACCCAGGCGCTGGTCCAGCCGCCACCGTCGGACACCCGCACCCGGGCTGCGACCAAGTCCACCGCCACCACCCGACAGGGGATCATCAGGCTGGCCAGCATGCGATCGTGCATGGCGCTGGCGTAGCTCATGCCAGGTCCTCCGGTGACAGGTACTTGTCCTGGTTGCCGGGCCCGGTGTCCGGGGCGAAGCCCAGCATCAGGCTGCCCGGCGGCTGGTCGGGCCAGGGCCACTGGACACTGCCCAGCAGGACCGGTTGCTCCCATTGCACCCGCCAGGAAGTGCCCTCGGCTTCGGCGAGGATGTCCCGTGCGCCCTCGACGTAATCAAGCCCCCAGGACTGCTGGCGCAGCACATCGATCAGCTGCGCCGCCAGCACGCCGGCCTGCGTCCGTGCCTGCGCGGGGGTGCCCTGGGCGGTGACGCGGGCCTCGAAGGTTGCCATCAGCAATGAGCGACCGTCACGCAGCGCCTCGTCGCCACGCATGCGCAACACGCCATGGACCAAGGCCGGCAGGGCTGGCTCGAGCGTGGCATCGCCCTCCGTGGCGACCGTGGCGAAGGCCGGCAACGCCGCCCGCAGGGTGGAGGTGACGGCCGCGTACAACTGGGCCAGTTCGCTCATGCTTGTGCTCCTTGAACGCTCGGTTCGGCGAAGGCCGGGCCCGTGAAGGCCCGGCGCCTGGCTCAGAAGTGCCAGGTCCAGATGTCGATCGGCTTCTGGTCAGGGTTGATCTTGCGGATATGGCGATAGGTCGGCTGGAAGCCGAAACGCGCCCATACCGGTTTCTCGTCGAGGATGGCGACGCTGCCGTTGGCCTGCAGACGCAGCACCGCGCTGGCATGACCGCTGGTGTGCGAATGCCACAACACGGCGTTGCCGGCACCGTAGACCACCAGGTTGCCGTCACCCTGGAACACCGCGCGCACCGCGCCCTTGCCTTGGGTGCCGGCGTTCCAGGTGGCCGCGCCGTTCGGGCCATAGGCCACGAGATTACCGTCACCCTGGAACACCAGCTTGCTGGCGCCCGCGCCGTACACCACGCCCTGTACCAGCTCGGAGCCAGGTGCCAGCAGCAGCGAGTCGATCGCGCCAGGCACCAGCGGGATGGCCGGCGTGCCGTTCCACAGCGCCAGCGAGTCGACCAGCACGATATTGCCGTCGTCTTGCAGCACCAGGTGGGTACGGTTCCACTGGTCGTTGCTGGTGAAGGTGCTGTTGTCAGTCAGCCACACCCGGCGTCGCGAGTAGTCGTCGAGGAACGCTCCGTACTGAACGTAGAAGGCCAGCGGGGCCTTCTTGTTGCGCAAGGGGATGGTCGAGCTGAAGGGTTGCTGTTCATTGGCGACCCAGACGGTGGCGCCGTTGTCCTGGATAACCAGGTTGCCATCGCCCTGCAGCAGCAGCTTGAAGCGCTGGTTGGGCGACAGCAGGTACTGGCCTGCCGACAGGGTCTGGTAAGCGGGCAGCACCGAAGTGCCGACGCCGTTGAAAGGAATGCGGGTACGACCTGCCATGGTGGTTCTCCTACTGGATCGATTGAAGGGGAGCTGGACTCTGCGGCCCGTCCTGATCGCTCGTCGGCACGTTGTCGAGGCCCGTGGCCTTCATGTGGTTCAAGGTCGCGCAACGCGAGCACTTGATCTGGACCACCGCCGACCCGCCGATGCGGGCCAGCAAGCGGTTGCATTTACCGCAGCGAAACTCGTTGAACATTCGCTTTTCTTCCTTGTTGCCACGTTCATTCTTCGTCCTGGCGTACAGGCGCGGGCTGTTCGTCCAACCCCAGCCGCCGAGCGGCCCAGCGCTCGTAAAGGCCGATGGCCACGTCGGCGCCGGCCATGGCGGTAAGGCAGCCAAAAGCGCTGGCACTCCAGATCGACATGCCGCTGGCGTACAGCAGCATGACCGTCGACACCCCGCAGACCATGCAGGCCCCCGAGCGCAGCGCCAACCGCCTGAGCAGCCCCCAGCCGCGGGCACCGGCCTTGTCGGCGCGCCACATCTCGCCGGAAATTCCGCCCAGCAATGCCAGGAGGATCACCAGCCAGAGCGGCATCTCCAGCAACGTCTGTTGCTCGTTCGTCACGTTCCTGTCTCCTGTGTGTTTGCCCACCGGCGACAGGCCGGCGGATCGTGATTGGCTTGACTCGGCATTCCAAAAAGCCCGCCCTGCAGGCTTTTCAGTAATGCGCGGTGTAACCGCCGGCCACGACTGGTGACGCCATGCGGTTGCGCTTCAAATTGGTGACTCCGACCGCGGCCGCCTGCCCGCCGGATAACTGATCGTGGTGCTTTACGCTGCACACCCGGGCCAGTTGCCAACCCTCTGAACAGTCGAGGCCTGTTCATCGCTGCCTGTATCTCGACCGGTTTGCGTCCGGCCTGGGATACATATTATGCATTCATGCATATGCAGTCAATGCACAAATTCAAATATTTATGCATCAGCTTTTGCTCCTATGCATGGAGGCCTGATCCGACGTGGATGTAGGGGGTTTCTGAAGGCGAAAAAAAAACCCGCCGAGGCGGGTTTTATCGAGGGCAGGGGATCAACGGGCGTACATGCCCCACCAGAAGACGTGGCCGAGGAGGCTGATCTGCTCTTCCTGCATCTGCTGGAAGCTATAGTCCTCGTCGGGGTGCTCGTCGCGGTTGAAGCTGCGCAGGCGAATGCCGGTAGGCAGGCGATACACCTGTTTCACCCGCAGCTGGCCATTGTGGTTGATGGCGTAAAGGTCACCGTCGATGATGTCGCCGATAGAGCTTTTACCGGTATTGACCCCGACCGTGGCGCCATCGCGCAGCACCGGCAGCATGCTGTTGCCACGTACCGTCACGCACTTGGCGTTGTCGAACTGCACGCCATTGTGGCGCAGGCTGCGTTTGCCGAAGCGCAAGCGAGCGTTCTCGCTTTCCTCGATGACGAATCTTCCTGATCCTGCTGCCAACTCGACCTCACGAAGAAAAGGAACGGAGACCTCGTCGTCCTCGACGGGGGTTTCATCGTCCCACAGGCTGATATCGCTCAGGGCCGCGTGGCCCTGGGCGAGCGGGGCCGCGTCACGGGACTCGCCGAGTTCGACACGGCCGCGCAACTGGTCGGTGCTCACGCCGAAGTACTCGGCGATCTTCGAGACGTGCTTGTCCGAAGGATCGACGATCTTCTCGCTGAGAATCCGCGACAGGGTGGATTGAGGCACGCCCGTGCGCCGATGCAGCTCTGTAGGGGACAGGCCGTGGCGGGCGAGCAGTTCTCTGAGTACGGAGGCTACGTTGCGTTTTTGCATAATACGCATAATGCAACTGTGAAACCTAAAATGCAATGGTCCCTGCAACCGGCAACCGGCGCAGATGTGCCCACCATCTGGCCTGCGTGGACCGGAAAAAGCCTGTACCATTAGCGGTTTCGAAATTTGCCACCAGACCACCCGCTGTAAGGCCCTGAATGTCTGATCTCTCCGCACACACCCCGATTGTGCTGGAGTATTGACGAGAAAAAGCGCCCAAGCCCTACACGCAAAGGGCTTGGGCGCTTTTCTTGTCCCTGCTGGCGAAACGCTCAAATGGCATAGAGGGGCATAGAATGGCGCTCGGTTTGCCCCATTTTTGCCCCAGCAGAGCCTACCGCGCCCCTTGCGAAGTACGTCTTACTCAAGCGAAACCGGAGTTACAGAAAACTCTTGCAAAGCGGTATGCATGAGAGCATGCTGTATATGCATACAGTAATTATTGCTCCGTCCGAACCCTCCGACAAACTGCGCTTGATATCAGTTTGAAATTGCGTAGAATGCCGCGAATTTTTTCGGGAAACGGAACTCCGATGACAACGAATGTCTACGATAAGAACGCACTCAAGGCAGGTACCGACTCTCGCTGGTCGTTCAACACAGACTATGCTGTCTTCTATGTAGATGACAGCGGCTTCGAGAAGATCGTGAATACCCCAAATGGTGTGTTCCTTTTCGCAGGAGATTCGCAGGTCATCCAGGCCTGGAAAGAGTACCTGTTCGACGACAGCGTCAAAGCCGGTAACGATGATCCTGGACTGAAGGGGATCGCAATGCTGATGGTTGACAAAACAGATGGCAGCGTGATATTCGAACACGGACAAGATATTCAGGCAGCCGGACCGCATGGCGAAATGGTCGCCAGCTTTGCCGGTTCCGGTGCTCGACATGCTGCTGGATGCTGGCTTCGTAACAATTGCGCAGTACGGTCGGTGGACACAGCGAAGCTGATGGACCCGTACAGTGGCGGCGAAACAAAGTTTTTTGAACTAGCTACACAGACAGGCAATCTTACTCAAGACGTTGGCCTCAAGGGCCTTAACGCAGCCTTTATGGAAAGGGGAATGGTAATGTACTTGACAAGCGGGCAGAACCCAGTGTCGATAAAAGATGCAGCGGCCCAAGATGATCGCGTCAAGAATCTCGTCGAGCAGGTCGCACACGGATCGGTGACCCTCAGCGCGCCATGTGACGCTCAATACATGCAGCCTACAGCTGCCGACACGGAGAGACTACGAAGTGCTCTCGGTCGCATTATGAATCGCTGACTATCAGTGACATGGGAAAAGCCGCTAATGCGGCTTTTTTCATTTCTAGGGCTAATCGACACTCTCGTTACGCCACCAACGTCGAATTTCTGCCTGCCCCTCACGGCATAAGCCGTCTCGCTCACCACGGCAGTGCGCCCATCGGGATCAGAGAACAGGGCGCGGCAATCATTGAGCTCGTCCAGCCAGAGCTCTGTGGGATACCCTCCCCGCTATGCGACACGGCACCACCAGGACTGCGCATACACCCCCCTCCACTTCCTCGAAGCCGGTAATGTTCATGCCGAGCTGGGCCCTACCGTTGACACACGCGTCGTGGAGGCGCGGGATGATGTCACCACCCTCACGGTGTCTCGGATTGAACACCCAAGCCTCAATGCATGGCCGGCCCAGCACTTTGAGCTTCCATAGGTCAGTTTGCAGGCACCGATCACGACGGGTTCGTCATCATCACCGCCAACGCGCAAGGCGGGATGGTCTACGTGCACGATCGGCGGCTAGTCGTACTGTCGTCCGATCTGGCCGTTGAATGGGTCGCGGCCGGCATGCCAAGCGAGCATGCCGAACAGATCGTGCTCAAACTTGGCGAACCGGCCGAGATCTTTGAGTGGCACCGTGTCGGCACCGATGTAGGCAACGTGCGTAACCAAGGGCCGAGCCTGATAGAGCTCGCGCAATAACCCGCCTCGTAAGCACCGTCCCGGACCAACTTCGACCGGGAAAGCGCTGAGGCGTCGCGGTTACTTACCCGCCGACTCCGTCATGATCCGGGCTGACTCAGCAAAGCCAACCCACTTGCCGGCAGAATCCAGGCCACGACTTACCAGTTGCTGTTTTGCCAGCTCGTTCAAGTCAACTTCACCGCGCAGAGCCGCCAGCAGGACATCCGCTTCCACGGGAAGGAGCCACCACCAGCGTGGCGCGAGGCGACCCCGGAGGACATTCGTCGCGCCGCAGGCGGCCAGCGCCCTGACGCAGTGTTCATCAGCTCCCCCTGCAAGGGCGCGAGCGGGCTGCTGTCCGAAACCATGAGCCTGACACCACGGTACCAGGCCTTGAACGAACTGACGCTGCGCTGCATCTGGCTGTTCTGCGAGGCCTGGGCCGACGACCCTGTTCCTCTGCTGGTGTTCGAGAACGTACCCCGCCTCGCCACTCGCGGCCGGCACCTGCTCGACCAGATCAACAGCCTGCTGGGCCAATTCGGCTACGCAGTAGCCGAGACCACTCACGACTGCGGCGTCATCGGCGGCCTGGCCCAGAGCCGCAAGCGGTTCCTGCTGGTGGCCCGCCACGTCGAGAAGGTCCCGCCGTTCCTGTACGAGCCCGAGAAGAAGAGCCTGCGAGCCGTAGGCGATATCCTCGGGCGCATGCCACTGGCCGGCGACGTCGCGGCGGCCGGCCCCATGCACCGGGTTCCCGCACTGCAGTGGAAGACTTGGGTACGCCTCGCTCTGGTCGAGGCCGGCAAAGACTGGCGCAGCCTTAACGACCTCGCGATCGAGGATGGTTACCTTCGCGACTTCGTAATCGTCCCCGAAGCCTACGCAGGCTATCTGGGCGTGAACGACTGGGAGAAAGCCGTGGGCACTGTCGCCGGCAAATCCAGACCAACGAACGGCGCGTTCTCGGTCGCAGATCCTCGCGCACAAGCCGGAGCCCTGCAGTACCAGCAATACGGGGTGCGCCGCTGGGAAGACACCAGCGGCGCAGTGATCGGCGTCAAGAGCCCAGGGCAAGGCACATTCAGCGTGGCCGATCCACGACGAGCAGGCGGCGGTTTCGGCAAGTACCAGGTCACCCCTTTCACCAGCGCAGCCAACACCGTGATTGCTGGCAGCACCACCGGCCAAGGCGCCTTTGCGGTTCAGGACCCGAGGTACCACAACTGGCACCCCGGCGCATCGAGCCGCAAGCTGAACGTGGTGGGAATGAACCAAACTGCCGGAACTGTAACCGGCTCGCAACAGGTCGCCAGCGGCGCCATGTCGATCGCTGACCCCCGACCCGGCATGCGCCGCACTAAAGGCGATGCTTACCTGACTGGCGGGCATTACGGAGTGGTGCCGTGGGACGGCCCGGCCGGCGCCGTATCCGCTAGCGCGATGCATGACAACGGCCGCTGGAGTGTCGCCGATCCCCGCCTACCCGCTGCCAACGAACGCCTGACCTGCGTAATCGAATCGCTGGACGGGACATGGCATCGCCCATTCACCACCTTCGAGCTGGCCGCCATCCAGAGCCTGGTCGAGCCGGAGGAGCAACTCGAGCTGGACGGCCTCAGCGACCAGGCCTGGCGCGAACGGATCGGCAACGCAGTGCCTCCACATGCTGCGGAGGCCGTAGCGGATGTGATGGGCACCACTCTGTTGCTGGTCGCCCAGGGCGAAACCTTCGTGCTGAGCAGTATGCCGATTTGGGTACGCCCCATCGCCGTATGCCTGAGCGTTGCTCAACGGGAGGTCGCATGAGCACTAACCGCCATGATTGGTACATGATCGAGGGCGACGACGGCGGCCTGTATCACTGCCGTAAGTGCAAGCGTGACCACCAAGGCACTGCCCCTAAAACCCACGGCTGCCCAGTGTCCGATGCCGAACACAACGCTGCCGCTTGGCTCGGCCAGGCCGGGCTGTATCGCACTCGCTTTGAAGCCGTGCACAACTGCGAGCAGTCGGTCACTCCGGTTTCCCCCAGCGAATTGTTCGAGCTAGCCAGCAAACAGGTCGCCACTCAACTGAAGAGGGGGCGCAAGCGTGCCTAACCCAACCCGCACCTGGCAGCTGGTCAGCCTGATCTTGGCCTGCGCGCTGATCGCCGCCCTGATCCAGCTCCTCCGGCCAACCCCTGTAAACACCCAGAAAGGCACGTTACCGACTGTAAACAGAATCACCGGTTACGAGCAACTGGCCCTGAGCCCGAACGCCCGCCGCGCCCAAGTGAGGTATTCGCTGTGACCACCACACAGACCTACACCCCAAATACCCGCGATGCGAAGGGCGTGCAGACCTTCATGCGCCCAGCCATGGGCGTGCTCTGCGACGTCTGCACCATCCCACGCACACGTGGCAACCATGAACGCTGCAGCAAGATCCGCCAAGCGGCGGGCTTCGCCAACCCATCGGAGCGCAAGGCATGAATCTCAACCTCTCAGAACTGAAAGCCCTCGCCACCGCAGCTAAACGCGACCCGTATGATCACGTCGCCGGGAACGACTACGGCATGGCGATGCCGCCAGCGGTAACCCTGGAGCTGATCGCAGAGATCGAGCGCCAACGCCTAATAAACGCCGAGGGCTGTAAGCCCGACAGCAGCATCCTGCTTGCTGGCCGCCCCTGCTCCGAGGGAGCGCCTTGCCGCAGCCTCGACAAAGCGAAGGGCTGCAAGCCCGACCTCATTATCACTCCCTCACAGTCGGCCCATTCGGCCGGGCTCTCAGATGTGCTCCCGACAGTGGCGGTCGAGGGTGACCAGCTGGTTATCCGAATTACCACGGAGTGCCTCCTGCATGCTGTCACGTGCTGCTCTCAGTGGCCGATCGACGCAACTGGCGCGCCGCTCCGTATCGAGAATGGAGCATTGCTGGTAGAGGAAATCATCCACGAACTGCAGCGCGAAGACGAACAAGGCACCAACGCGATGCACCGCATACTCGACGATGCCGCACTTGCCGCGCTGGAAAACGGTAGCGAGGCGGTGGACTACGACGAGGTGAGCCCATGAGCACACCACGATGGGTACTGATCAACCGAGCAGCTGAACTCACCGGCTACTCCGAGGATGCCATTCGCCACAAGGTTAAGAACGGGACCTGGCCACAGGGTCGCATCTGGCGAAAGGCACCAGACGGCCGCATTACCATCAATATTCCTGAGTACGACAAGTGGGCCGAGAGCGCATCACAAGTGGCCTAGAGGCCGAGCTGGCCAAGCACACAGGCATCGAGATACACGGCGGCAACCTGCGGATCGCCTTTATGTGGCGCCGCATCCGCTGCCGTGAGTCCCTTGGCCTGCCGGTGACCAAAGCCAACATTAAACATGCCGCCCTACTTAGGGCGGCGATTCTTCATGAGATAAAGACCAACACCTTCGAGTACGGGCGCCACTTCCCGAACTCGAAACATGCCGGGAACTACAGCAGCGCGAAGGAAGAGCGCCTGGAGGCGCTGGCAGAGCGTTACAAACCGCTGAAGGCCATCGACATCACTCCCATGACAGAGGAGAAGTACTCCTATGCCATCGACATATGCGTCGAGCTGGTGGGCAAGGATCGACTGGCAGGCATCCTGCTGCCCGAGGATATCCACCTACTCCGGGCGAGACTGATCGAGACCCGCGCACCATCGACCGCTAACCATTACTTGGCCACCTTCGCCGGGTTTCTCACCTGGTGCGAGAGCAACAAGTACTGCGTGGCCGGGCTCGCTGCTGCGTGCACACGCTTTGCCATGAGCGAGAAAGAGCCGGATCCACTGACGCACGAGGAGTTCGAGCTGATCGTCACAAAAGGCTGCCTGCATCCTCAAGATGTCGCGGCAACCACGCTTGCCGTCTACACCGGCCTACGACCTGGTGAACTCTGCGCACTGGCCGTGGAAGACATCGACCTACAGGCTAGGAAGATCGAAGTAACCAGGGCGATCACCGCCGACGGCACATTCAAGCTCCCCAAGACCGGCAAGCCCCGCACAGTACTGTTGATGGAGCCGGCGATCGAGGCCTGCAGAACCCTGATCGCAATCGTGGCAAAGCACCCCAAGCGGGACATTCGCGTGTACCACAACCGGCATGAATGGAGAGATGAATCGGTAACCCCGCTCCTGTCGCCAAGCACCCAGGCACGGAAAAAGGTCATTAACGAGTGGTTCGTCTCAACTGCCTGGAACACGAAATGGGCAGGGATTCAGCGTCGCGCGGGCATCCGACCAAGGCGCCCGTATCAGACGCGGCACACCTATGCCTGCTGGTGCCTTACTGCCCGAGGGAACCTTGCGTTCATCGCGAAGCAGATGGGGCACAAGGACTTCACTATGCTGGTAGAGGTCTATGCAAAGTGGATGGACAATGAGTCGCCCCACGAACTAGAGCGCATCTGGACGAACCTGAAGACACCAGCGATCAAAAAAAACCATGAAAAACAATGACTTACGAATCAGACGCCAGTAGGCGGGGGGGGCTCTTCGAGCCTCCCCCGCCTACTGGCGTCTGAGGAGAACAGCTACAGGGAAAAGCGTCTTTAAAAATATTACCACTTTGTCAACAACTTTTTCAACGCCTGGTTTTTTAACCAGTTGTTCGACAGCTGCAAGCCTGGATCCATTCCGGTTACAATACGATTTCACCTTGCCATCATACCGGCATGATCACCACTAGCACCGCTCACCACCTCCCCCTATTAATAAAATCAATCACTGCGGTGTCTCTTTTAAGGTACATTTGTGATGTACGACGTAGAACACGTACTGTCCGCCAACGGTGTGGACATTTACCAAGCTTGGCTTGACACCATCAAGGACGTGCGCTGCAAAGCTCGAATTACCACCCGAGTCGACCGAGCTGCGCTGGGAAATTTTGGTGATACCAAGCCAGTTGGTGATGGCGTTTTTGAGATGCGGCTGGATTTCGGCCCTGGATTCCGCGTCTATTACGTGCTCCACGGCGAAAAAGTGATCTTCCTGTTGGGTGGTGGCTCAAAGGACAAGCAGCAAAACGACATTGATCAAGCTAAGGCTCTTTGGAAAACTCACAAGGTGAAACTCAAATGA